CTTTGACTGCTAGCACGGCACTCGCGCTCGATGCTAATAAGAACTTAGTAAGTGTTACCAATACTGGTAGTGGTAATAATGTTTTGGCAACCGCTCCGAGTCTTACCGGGCAGATTAGCATAAGCATCCCAGCGGGCAACAATACTGGGATTAATGTAAATTCTGATACGGGGAACGTGGGAACTATTCGTAAGGCTTTTCAAGATTCAGTTACCGTTCCTTCTGCTGCTGCTTCTCAGACATCGTTTCTATCCTCTCCTTCTACAGCGGACGCTGTTTTTACGCTTCCAGCATTTTATGGATTTAAGGCAGACGGAATATTCAGAATTGCAGACACAACTGCTGGAGCCACAATAACTAATCAGTATGCAGTATTTGTGGATTCTGCAAATACCTCTGGTACAACTAACTACGGCTTTTATTCAGCAATAGCGGCTTCCGGGACCTCTCGCTACAACTTTTACGCCGCCGGAACTGCGCCTAATTATTTCGGCGGAACCACGGTCATTTCTGCTGACAGCACCACCGCGGCCTTGCGTGTTACCCAGATTGGTACTGGTAATTCTCTTGAGATTGAAGACGCAGCGAACCCTGACTCTACGCCCTTCATCATCAACAACGCGGGGCAGTTAATCCAAGGCTATACAACAACCGTTGCAAGCAAGATTATCACTACCGCCCTTACCCCGGCAGCGCAGATTCAAGGCGCAACCGCCGGCAATAGTTCGGCCGGCATATATAACTGGGCCAACAATAATTCCTTTTCTGGATCGCTGATATTCAACAAGAGCAAGAGCGGGACTATCGGAACGCTCAGCGCGGTGACCGATGGCGATAACCTCGGCATCATTCAGTTCAATGGCGCAGACAGTGATGGCTCACCCACCTTCAATTCTGGCGCGATAATTTCCGCCCAAGTAGCTGGAACTGTCGCTTCTACCTCAATTCCTTCGCGATTGAATTTTTCAGTGACAGCCGCTGGCGGCACAAGCTCAACTTTGCGGATGTCTTTGTCTCCCGAAGGTTATCTTGCTTTAGGGAGCAACTTTACAGCCCCGCAGCAGATGCTCGATATCCGAGCAAATAACACGGGCCTGACCGGAGATGCTCCGTTAAACGTCATTCGGTTCACAGACCAAGACACCACGACCGCCGCTAACCAGCCCATCGGTAAAATTGAGTTCTACAACTCAGACACCACGAACGCGGTGGTTGGCGCTTACATTCTTTCGTCCTCGGCGGGCGTAGATGGCGGCGGCACAATTCGGTTTGGCGCTGCGGCTAACGCGGCTGCTGTCGCCGAAATCTGTCGAGTTGCCGATACCGGATTCACTATGACCAAGGATACTGCGGGCCTTGGCTACGGAACGGGGACTGGAGGGGCTGTCACGCAGCTCACCAACAGAACGACCGGCGTCACACTGAACAAGACCAATGGCGCGATTACACTGGTTTCTGCGGCGGGTTCTGCAACATGGCAGAGCTTCACGGTGACGAATAGCACGGTAGCTGCGACTGACGTTGTTGTCCTCAGCCAGAAAAGTGGGACTGACCTGTACATGCTTGAAGTCACGGCAGTATCTGCGGGCTCGTTCCGTATCTCCTTCGCGACTACTGGCGGGACGACGACGGAACAGCCGGTGTTCAACTTTGCGGTCATTAAGGCTGTCGCTGCTTAATGGAGACCTGAAATGCCTCTCCTTCGCTTGGCGTTAAAACCTGGGATTGATAAGCAGAACACCGAGTACGGTGCGGAGGGCGGCTGGACCGATTGCGATTACGTGCGTTTTCGCTACGGCCTTCCTGAAAAGGTAGGCGGATGGACATGGTTCGAGCAGCTTGAAACTTATCTCGTCGGAATCGTAACCCACTCAAGGTCTTGGGTTTCACTGGCCGGGGTTCCCTATATGATTGTAGGGACCACAAAGAAGCTTTACGTATATTCCGGAGGACTCTGGGACGACATCACCCCATTGCGGGCAACCACGGCTGCCGGGGATGTCACGTTTGCCGCGACAAATGGATCTCCAACCATCACGGTTACGGACACCGCCCACGGTGCGTTAGCCGGGGATTTCGTTACGTTCAGCGGAGCTGTTTCCCTCGGGGGAAACATTACCGCGGCTATTCTGAACTCAGAATATCAAGTCACCCAGGTCCTGACCGCAAACACATACACTATAACGTCCCCAGTTTCTGCGACGTCCTCCGACAGCGGAAACGGGGGAGCCGCTGTTGTAGGGGCATATCAGATTTATATCGGCCTTGACATCAACTATTTTGACTTTGGATGGGGCGTTGGAGTATGGGGCGGAGGAACGTGGGGAACTCCCAGAGCTGCAGGCTTGGGCCTGTTTGCTCGGATCTGGCAGTTCGATAACTACGGCGAAGACATGGTCTGCCAGTTGTACAATGGAGGCACCTACTACTGGGACACCAGCGCGGGTCCCAGCACACGCGCGGCGCAGATATCGGGGGCCCCAACGAAGAGCACCTATGCGCTGGTTTCTACCCCGGACAGGCACTTGGTGTGCTTTGGCACGGAAAGCACGATAGGAACCCCCTCGACCCAGGATCCCATGTTCGTGCGGTTTTCTTCGCAGGAAGACATCGCGAACTTTGCTGAGACCGCGACTAATACGGCGGGCGGTCAACGCCTTACGGACGGTAATCAAATCGTGACCGCTGTCCGGTCAAGAGGCCAGATCCTCATCTTTACGGACACGTCACTGCACGGCATGCAGTATATCGGGCCGCCCTACACTTTTGGGTTCCAACAGCTAGGGGCTAATTGCGGGTGTGTTGGAGCGCATGCGGCGGCAGACGTTAACGGCCTTGCCCTTTGGATGGGCCAAGAAGCGTTCTACGTGTTCGACGGTACGGTCAAGAAGCTACCTTGTACGGTGCAGGACTATGTCTTCGATAACATAAACCTGACCCAAGGTTCACGGTTTTTTGTTGGGATCAATTCTGACTTCAACGAAGTGACGTGGTGGTACTGCTCGGAAAACTCGGATTACATCGACCGTTGCGTGACCTTTAACTATCTGGAACAGGTCTGGAGCATCGGCACCATGTCTAGAACCTGGTGGGAGGATTCTTCGGTGTTTAAGTACCCGACAGCGTTCTCATATCTGCCGAATAGCACTGAAAGCACCATTTCAACGATCTACGGTCTGTCGGCAGGAAGATCTCCGGCTTACGCCCAGGAGTACGGCAAGAACGCCGTCGATGAAGCCATCACGTCCTATATCCGTTCCGGTTACTTTGACATCGGGGACGGTGACGAAATGCTTTTCATGCGCCGGTTCATCCCCGACTTCAAGGAGCAGGAAGGGGACCTCACCGTCCACCTGTTGTTGCGCCCATACCCCCAAGGAACGGCCACCCCGAGTTCTCTTGATCCGTACATTATTTCTCCGACCACTACGAAGGTGGACACGCGGGCGCGCGGGAGACAGATCTCACTCCGAATCGAGAGTGATGAGATTGATACCAAGTGGCGGTATGGCACGTTACGCGTGGACCTGCAGCCGGACGGGCTTAGATGAGTAAGATCCTCAACGTCCGGCTACCTAACGCTACTCCACGCGAATACAGCCCGGAGCAGTTCAACCAGCTTGTCCGCTCTCTCGAACAGGTTATCCTGCAGCTCAATACCACCTACACCCCTACGGCCACTGAAAATACAGCGGCCCAAGGGCAGTGGTTCGGAGGTGCGGCAGGAGCTTCTGGGATTGCGGGGCCTCAGGGTGCTCAACAACTTCTCCTCCCCCACGGGTCATTCAGGAGTGACCAAGACCAGACGGCGGCATCCACAACCGTTGGCTATGCAGTCACGTATAACGTGACGGATCTGTCAGAAGGAGTATATGTCACCAACTCCTCGCGGGTGAATGTGGATTATGCGGGGGTCTACAACGCCCAGTTTAGCTTTCAGCTGATCAATACCGACAGTCAGATCCACGATGTTGACATCTGGTTCTCAAAAAACGGCACCAACATTTCCGACAGCAACAGTCGGTACAGCATTACCTCCTCTCACGGGGGCGTGGACGGAGGGGTGATTGCCGCCCTTAACTTCTATTTGGACCTAAATCCGGGGGATTACTTCGAGATCTACTGGAGCACGACAAATACGGCAGTTTCTCTCCAGCATTTGCCCACGGCGACCTCCCCGACCCGTCCAGCAACGCCTTCTGTCATCCTGACGGTGGGCTATATCTCATCTTTGAGCTAAAAAATGGCAAATAAGTACTTTAGGAAACGAATTTCCCCCAATGCGGCCACGGAAAGTGACCTTTACACGGTTCCCACTGCCAACACGGCGATTCTAAACTCACTCCGGGTGACCAATACCAATGCCTCTCGGGCCGCGATCACCGTTTCGCAGTACGTCAGCGGGTCCGCCACGGAATATTACCTCCTGAGGTCCTATAACCTGGCCCCCAACAGCACAATGGACGTTTTCAACGGGGTTCCGTGCGTTTTGGAGGCGGGGGACAAGATTTCAGTGGAGTCCTCAGTTTCCACGGTGTATTTCTACCTGTCCTATCTTGAAGTGGACAGAAACTAGGGTTTTGGAGCATTATTAGTGCCACTTTCGCGTCCTTTCTTGGCGCGCGGTCCACGGACCATGGCACAACACAGGAAAGGTATTAAACATGGCTGAAGGTATCATGTCTCTGCCTGATTCTCCCGAAATGACGGGGGAATTGGACGTCACCGCTGCCCCCGAAGTGTCCCCAGAAGACCGCAAAAAGTTTGAAGATGCGGCACGGGAGTACGCCAACGCCGATCCTGTCCGGTTTGGCAAGGATCTGATTGGCGCGGTAGAAGAGGCTGATCCAGAGACGGTGCGAGAATTTCGAGACGTCCTGTCTTCCGTAGACATGCCCGATGAGCTGATCGATGCCATGGGTCAGATGGTTGACGCTCTAATGAGCGAACCGGAGAATTACGAAGAAAA